CATCAAATCTGAAAAAACTGCAGCCCCCTAGGTGTACCAGAACATCACTCAACTCTCTCTCTCAGGGAGTGTGTGTTGTGGATACATCAGAGGGGGTGAATTTTTGCGCGCAACACCGATCGCACGCCGCGATCGCTGGCGGCGCTGGCGAAGTAGGGCTTGACTACGGCAACGGACAGCCTCAAGGATGACGTCAGGAGGCGCGAATTATGGCAAGGCGTCGATATTCTGATGAGGACAGAGCAACCGCGCTGGCGGCGCTGGCGGCGAACGGGCACAACATCAACCACACGGCGAAACAGCTCGGCATTTCCGAAAGCACACTACGTCACTGGGCGAAGGGCGATAGGCATCCTGAAAGTGCAAAACTGGCCGAACAGAAAAAACCAGAGCTGGCCGACAAACTGGAAGCGGTCGCTCACAAGATCGTCGATGTGATGGGCAGTAAACTAGCATCGGCGCCGCTGGGCCAATTGGCCGTCACGCTGGGCATCACCATTGAAAAAATGAGATTGTTACGCGAGCAAACTACGTCGAATCCGGGCGGTCCCGCTGATGACGCTGACCGAGCTGCAAGAATTGCTGCCTTACTTGACGCCGCAAGAGCGCGCCGAGATGGACAAGCTACTGACGGGGCTGTCGCTCCCGTTGTGGCGCCCGTGGCCGAACCGGCCGCAGGAAATGGGGTATAACTCTCCCGCGGATGTCCTGGGTTTTGGAGGCGCCGCAGGTGGCGGAAAAACCGACCTGCTGTTGGGACTGGCGGCGACCCGGCACCTCAAATCGATCATTTTCAGACGGGAAGCGGTCCAGGGACGCGGCATGATCGACCGCGCGCGGGAACTGTTCGGCAAGTTGGGACGGTTCAATGAAAACTCAGGTTTGTGGCGAAATCTCCCCGGCGGCAGGCAAATCGAATTCGCCGGCGTGAAGGATGCCGGCGATGAAGAGAAGTATCGTGGACGTCCACATGACCTGATCGGATTCGACGAGGCGGATCAATTCTCGAGGTTCCAGTTCGAGTTTTTGACTGGCTGGTTGCGGACCACCACACCAAACCAACGCTGCCGCATCGTGCTGACATTCAACCCGCCATCCAGCGCCGAGGGGCGTTGGTTGTTGGATTACTTCGGCCCGTGGCTGGACAAGAAGCATCCGCGCCCAGCCCGGCCCGGCGAACTGCGTTGGTACGCGCGCCTGCCTGACGCCCGAGAGATCGAGCGTGAGGACGGCACGCCGTTCACATTCGGCGATTACGAAGTGCGACCGATGTCGCGGACATTTGTGCCGTCGCGTGTGTTGGACAATCCCGCATTGATGGCGACAGATTACCCGTCCAAACTGGCCGCATTACCGGAACCGCTGCGGTCCCAGTTGCTCAACGGCGACTTTTCCGCGGGAGTATCTGATGACCCTTGGCAGGTCATCCCCACAGCTTGGGTCGAGGCAGCACAAGCCCGCTGGACTCCGGACGGCGCGGGGAAGTCGGCGCTGTCTTGTCTGGGGGTCGATGTCGCGCGAGGCGGGTCAGCGAAAACAGTGCTGTCGCCGAGGCACGGTGCATGGTTCGCGCCGCTCCAAAAACATCCAGGTCGAGACACTCCCGACGGGCAAGAGGTGTTTCGGCTTGTTCAGTCGGCGCTGGCGCCGAATCCCAAAGCGATCGTCAACGTCGATGTGATCGGCGTCGGGGCGAGCGTGTACGATCTGTGCCGCGCCGGTGGCCAGTGGAACGTGAAGCCGTTTAACGCCGCCGCGTCGTGTGACAAGCGAGACCGCGCGGGGGTTCTGAAATTCAGAAACATGCGTGCCTATGCGTGGTGGCATCTCCGAGAGGCGCTGGACCCTGTCCATGGAGACGGCATCGCGTTACCGCCTGATCCCGAGCTGCTGGCGGACTTGACGGCGCCGAGGTGGTCCATGACCTTGTCGGGCGTGCTGGTGGAAGCGAAAGAAGATGTCGCCGATCGGCTGAAGCGATCGACCGATTGCGGAGATGCCGTGGTCATGGCGGCGATTCCAGCGCCAGATATGGGCGGATGGAAGATTGAGCGATTTTGATCGTGTCCGCGCAAAGCACTTTTCTACGGACACGCACCCGAGCGACTCTACACGCTATCACGCTGTTGACCGTGTGAGGGCGTTCATGTTTGCAACGATGCTGCTGGGTGCGACTGCGGAACTGAAAAACGGGTTCACGGGAATGATCGTCACGGTCCGCCCATATCCGCACGGATACGGCGGCATGTCGTTCACCCTACTCGGCGCACAAGGACAGTTGCAGGAATGCAACAGCGACGAAGTGGTCCGTGTGCATTCGTTGCCCGAGCCTCGAGGATGTATCGCCCCAAAAAACAACAAATAAACAGACGTCTGATAAACCGTCGCAAGAGTAAATGATGAGTGTGTTGGGCCGAATCTGGAAGTGGTTCAAAGCTCTGGCTGGCGACGCCGGAGCTACGATCCGCGGTATGGACCCGCGACGGTTCCTGTCCGGCGCTGCCCCAGGCTTGTGGGCAAGCAATCACCTCGAAGAAACCAACCAGTGCAAGGGCTGGCAGTTCGTCGCGGTCCGCACCCTGAGCAAGATGGCCGCTCAAGCCGAAGTGTCCGTGCACCAGGTCGAGGCGGCTGAGAAACGAGAACGGCGATTGCAGCGGTCATTGCAGCGAGCCAAGGCTGCAGGGAAATTGTCGCGAGCCAACGCCATCGAAGCCCGGTTACAGCGAATGGTGGCTTCCAAGCAGGAAGCGGCGCCGCAAGGCCAGCGGCCCGATCGGCACCCCGTCGAGGCGTCACACCCGTTGCTGCGACTCATGGAGCGATGCAACCCGGAATGGAGCGGTGCGACGCTCCGCTTTGCTATCGCCCAGCAACTGTGCCTCACCGGGACGGCGCTGGTTTGGATTGTCCGTAACGGCCTGGGGGTTCCGGTCGAACTGTACGTCATCCCGACGGGGTTGGCGACTCCGCGATTTCCGACCCCGGCATTCCCCAAAGGGTCATGGTGGCTGGCGCCGGTATCGGCCTGGGGGCTGACCGCGAATAGCGTTTGGGCACCGGGCGCGTTGGGCATGGCGATTCTGACCGGCACAGAGATCGACGGCTGCGACGTGAAAGCGATCCGCTGGCCGCACCCGCTCTACCTGTCGGACGGGCTGTCGCCTCTTGCAGCCGGCGCGATGTGGGTGGACTTGGCGAGCGAGATCGACCGGTCATGCTGGTACGCGATGCAGAATGCCGAGCGGCCAGGCTTGGTGTTCTCTCAGGATCCCGCGGTTGACCCGTCCCCGGAAGAGCGTGCGGCATTTCGCGAGGATCTTCGCGCCGAAGCCGCTGGCACGCCGAACACCGGCAAACATTTGCTGATGCCCAAGGGGATCAGCGCAGCGAATCTCTCGCCATCGCAAGCCGAGATGGATTACGCGAATTCTCGCCCGCAGGTGCGAGACATGAATCTGGCCCTGCATGGCGTGACGCCGATTTCCGCGGGCATCGCCGAGGCGGGTTCGTTTGCGGCATATTGGGCATCGCTCAAACAAACGACTGAGCTATCTGCCCAGCCGATGCTGGATTTGATCGCGGAGGAACTGAGTGAGGCGCTGGGTTCCGAGTTTGGCGCGGGGCGGTACGAGATCGGCATGAAAGCCAAAGCGATCGACGATCCGCAAGTCCTTGAACAGCGATTCCGCACAGACATCCAGGCAGGCAACACCCTCACGGTGGATGAATACCGCGCGATGCGAGGGTTGAAGCCGTTGGGCGGCGCGGCAGGCAAGGCATTTGTCGGCGCCAAGCAAACAGCGCCGGTCGATCCGGATGGCAAGCCGACGGACGACGAGCAAGGCGATCCGTCGCGCGATTCGACCGGTCTGCGTGAGCCAGCTCGTGATGCGGTGCCGGGTCGTCAAGATCGCGACGGGAAGTTGATGCCGAGTCTGAACGGACGCGGCGCATTGAATGGGGTCCATGAGGGGCACAACTGATGAGCGTGATGGACCTGATTCGCCGCCGACACGCTGCTGTCGCCTCGTTCGCTGAAAGCGATGTCGAGCGCGTCAAGCAGCTCAACGACAGCATGGCCGCGTATCTGGCCAAGTCCACTGAAACTGCCGACGACGCAACGATGAGCGTCAGTTGCACGATTACCACGCAGTCCGAGGATCGCGCGAAAGACATCGTGGTCACGGCGGGCATCGACACGGCGAACCACCGCGCCAACCCGGTTGTTCTGCTGAATCACGGCTTCTTTGATTTCACTTTGCCGATCGGAAAGGCGGAAGATCCAAATGGGAATTACACCGTCGTGATGGGCGAGGGCTTCGCCAAGGCGACGACGTTCTTCTCGCAGTCCATGCTCGAAGCCGAACAGGCGTATCAGCTCATCAAAGAAGGCATCCTTCGCGGCGTGTCCATCGGGTTCAACCCGAAGGCGATGGAGTACCGGCGCGATCAGGCCGCTGACGAGTACAACGGCTGGCCGGGGCTTTTGGTCAAGCGGTGCGAACTGATCGAATACTCGCATGTGCCGGTCCCATGCAACCCCCAGGCGTTGGTCGATCGCCTTGGCGACGGTACCAAGTCGCTGCTGTGCGGCAAGCCGATCGCGGCGCCGATCCTGAAGTCGCTTTTACCGTTTCTGCCCGCGCCGGTCGCGAAAGTCGTGGGCGGCTTTGACTCCTCGAGGAATCCCATGAGTACCCCGATTGCCGCGCCGCCTGAACCAACCCCGGCGCCGACTCCCGCACCGGCGCCGTCGCGCAAAGGCGACGATTACGTCGACCTCAACCCGGTGGAGAAGCCCGACGAGGAAACAAAGGACTGGCCACCCGGCGCTGTCGCGTTGCTGGGTGTGTTCGATCGGTTGATGGAACTCGGAGAGTTCATCGGCGAATCGTACAAGCGGCAAGAGAACCCTGCCGTCACGGAGATTCTCAGCGAATTGGCTGAGGAGTGCGACACGAAAGCGGAAATGATCGTGGGCAAGTGGGCGGATCTTTACTCCGACCTGCCTGCCCTGACGCTCAGCGGCGATTTCGACGCCGACGACGAAGAGGCCGAAAAGGCGATCCCGTCAATTCACCGGCTGACCAAGCGAGTCAAGCGGTACCAGGATGCGATCGCTGATCGACGCAAGCAAGCGGGTCAAGTCAGCGGCGCCAAGAGTGTCTGCCAAAAAACCGTCGCTTATCTCAAGGCGCTCGCGGAACAAGCCGCCGATCCGACGCAGAAAGCGGCGTTTGAGTCTTACGCGACCGCCCTTGCAGGCGTCGTGGCTGGCCAAACCGATGGCGACGGCGACGAAATCAAGGCGCTGCGGCAGAAAAACAGGCAGCTTGGTGAGATGGTCAAAACGCTGGAAGAGAATCACGCGAAGCTCATCCGGGAGTTTCGCAAGGCCCGGCAGGGCCGGTGAGTGAGTGCGATCGATTAACCTCTGGCCTGCCGGGTGGCCGAATCTCAGGGAGATGACTCATGTCCACGGCGATGAATGATCCGCTCCTCGATCGGGCCGAAGAGATGGCCCGCGAACAGCGCGAATTCCTCAACGAAATCCGGAAGGCGCGGACTCCCGGATACAACCAGCCCTTGACGGTGTTGCGCCGATTTGACCCGGCATCGCGCGGCCAAACCGGCCCCTTCAAGTCGATGGGTCAGTTTTTCCGTGCCGTCAAGGAATGCCATCCCAGCATGTGGCAAAGCCACAAAGAGATGGCGCAGTACATGAAGGCGCTGCCGTCCGGCATGAACGAAACGTCCGGCGCGGACGGCGGGTTCCTTGTGCCGCCAGAATACGCCCAACAGTTGCTCATGCGGACGTACGAAAACGACCTGCTGTCCCGCACGGTCATGTTTCCGCTGACGACCAGCAACAGCGTGAAGATCCCCGCCATCACCGAGACGAGCCGCGCGGATGGCAGCCGTTTCGGCGGCGTGCAAGCCTATTGGCGCGGTGAAGGCAGTTCGGTTACGCGGACCAAGCCCAAGGTGAACCAAATCACCTTGACGGTGGACTCGCTGACCATGACTGTCGAAGTCACTCAGGAACTTTTGGACGACGCTTCGGGCGTGGCGCTCGAGACGTTCATGAACCTCGTCGCGACGAGCGAACTGTCGTTCAAGATTGGCGACGCCATCGTCAACGGCGACGGCGTGAACAAGCCGCGCGGCTTGATGTCCAGCCCGTCCAAGCTGGCGATCAGCAAGGAAGCCGGACAAGCCGCGGCGACGATCAACGCGAGCAACGTTCTCAAGATGTGGTCGCGACTGCACGTGTCGTGTCGCGCGAATGCGGTCTGGCTGATCGACCAGTCGATCGAGCCGCAGCTCGCCCAGATGACCATCGGCAGCGCCGGCGCCAACATGGTCGTCTACCAGCCGCCGGGCGGTTTGTCCGCCAGCCCATACGCAACGCTTATGGGCAAGCCCGTCATTCCGACGGAATTCAACAAGACGCTCGGGACCGAAGGCGACATCATCCTGACCGATTTGTCGACGTACCTGACTGCCACGAAGGGCGGCATGCAGACGGCGAGCAGCATTCATGTGCTGTTCGAGTCGAACGAACTGCTGTACCGCTTCATCATGCGACTGGACGGCCAGAGCTGGTGGACCGGCGCGCTGACGCCGAAGTCTGGCGGCCCGACGCAGTCCAACATCATCACGCTCGAAACCCGGTCGTGATTCTAACCTGACTCACCGCGCCGGGTGACTGCTGCCCGGCTTCGATCAATCCAAGCGAGGTGCAACATGATGGGGATGCTGCTTGAGAATCTGAAGGTCGTTCCGGCATTTGTGCCGATCAATTCGACCGGCGCCGGTCAAGATGGCGATTGGGTCAACCTGAAGAACTTTCGACGCTGCCTGATCCTGATCCAAAAAGGCGCGTGGGCGGGTGGCACGCCGGCGGTGACCGTCGAGCAGGCGAAGGACGCCAGCGGCACGGACGGCAAAGCTCTGTCGTTCACCAAGCAGTACAGCGGCACGGCGCTGACTGCCGACACGCTCACGGAAAACACCGTGACGAGCAACACGTTCAACCTGTCCGCGACAGCGAACGAGTTCCATCTGATCGAATTCCACGCGCAAGACCTGGACATCGCCAACGGGTTCACGCATTTGCGTTTGCGCGTCGCGACGCCGGGCGCGAATGCGGATCTCATCAGCGCGACGTACATCCTCGGTGACCCGCGCGTCGCCGCAGGTCCGACCGTGTTGCCGACCGTCATCACCTGATAACCACGACGCGGTGCCGGATCACTCCGGCGCCGCTTGTTCAATGAACCAACGTGACCAACGCGAGAGAGCAATCCAATGGGCAAGACGCATTTCCCGGCGACGCCGGGCAGCGGCAATGAGTGGGCGGCGCTCTTGTCGCAGTACACCTACGGCGCGCCAGTGGGCAACGTGTTTTACGTAGACAGCAACACCGGCACGAACGGCAGCGGTTACGGTCGCTCGCCGGATTCTCCGCTCGCCAGCATCGATTATGCAGTCGGCCTTTGCACTGCCAACAATGACGATGTGATTGTCGCGCTGCCGGGCCACGTCGAGACGATCGCGGCTGCCGGCGGGTTGGCCATCGACGTCGCGGGGGTCACAGTGATCGGCCTCGGGCGTGGGACCAAGCAGGCGAAGCTGGATTTCACGACCGCGGCGACCGCCACCTGCACGATGTCAGCGGTGAATTGCCAGTTGATCGGCTTCCAGGTCGAAGCCAGTTACGCCGACATCGCCAGCGAGATCGTCGTCAGTGGCGACGGCTGCCGCATCGCCGATTGCCGGTTCCTTGAACCGACGACTGACGAGAACGCGTTGATCAACATCTTGACCGGCGCGGCGAACACGGCAGACGACCTGGTGGTCGAAAACTGCCAGTTTCTCGGCGTCGATGGGGCCAACACGATCGGTGTGTCGTTCCCGAACGCACAGGCGCGGCCGATCGTCCGCAACAACTTTTTCAGCGGCGTGTTTGAGACCGGCGCGATCAGGGCCGCGGGTGTAATCACTCAATGCTTGATCGCGGACAACGTGATCAACAACACTTCCGGCGACGCCGACGAGTGCATCTCGATCGCGGACACCTCGACCGGCGCGGTCGTCCGCAACCTGGTCGGCAACAATCTGGCTGGCAACGTAACGACCAACATCAACTGCGGCACCACGATGACGATGTGCGAAAACTACTCCACGGACAAGGGCGACGTGCAGGGCGTGCTGGACCCTGTTGCGACCTGATGACGCAGTGCTGTTGGCACGGCGCCGGATCACTCCGGCGCCGAAACACTTGGGAGATGATCCATGTCGGCAGCCGCCGAAGGCGTCCCGTTTCATGGCGAGTTCAGCAGCGCGGACGCTTCGGCGCTCAGTGAGGCGAACTCGCGAGTGCTGCTTTACGGCGCCGGATCAACCACCGCCGTGACGGTCGGCACCAATGACCAGGTCATCGTCACCGACGTCATGATCGTGGCTGGCGCGGCGTTGACCGTGCAAGTCTACGATGGCGCCGACAACACTGTCGGCGCGGGAGAACGCATCGCTCAGGGCAACTTCGCGGCGAATGGCGGGCTGTCGCATGGAGGCCGCACGCCTCATTTCTGCCAAAAAGGAACGTGGCCGAAAGTCAAAACGTCGGGCGCCGGGCAGGTGGATGTGATCGTTCGCGGCACAATCGTCGGTCGGTAACGTGTCGGGGAATTCATGGCACTGACCACGGTCACAGCGATCAAGACTCATCTGGGTCTGACGACCACGGATGAAGATACGTTCTTGCAGCAATCGTTGGAGGCCGTCGAAGCGACCATCAAAAAACTCATCGACCGTGACATCGAATCGCAATCGTACACCGATTTCTACTGCGGCACCGGCAACAAAATACTGATCCTGAATGAGTACCCGGTCACGGCAGTGTCTGAAGTCCGCGAAGATGACGGCGGTTATTGGGGATCGGTCACGGACTCGTTTGGTACGTCTACGGTACTCACCTCGGGAGTGGATTACTCGCTTGTGCTCGACGGGCGGGGCAGCACAGCCGGGACCGGGCGTCTGTATCGCATCAACGGCGTGTGGAGCTCGCGATGGGAGGGGAAGCGCGGCCTGTTGACGGCCGGGGTCAAACCCGGCGCGGGCAACATTCGCGTGACCTACACCGCAGGCTACGCGTCGAACGCGATCCCAAAGGACTTGCAGCTTGCGGTGTGGTTGATTGTGGCTCAGATCCGCGCCGCTCGGGGACGCGGGCAGTTCCTGCAATCCGAACGACTGGGCGAGTATCAGTACCAGCTCGCTCAGTTGTCCGAGACATTCCTTCGTGCCGCGTCGGTGGAACAGATCCTGGCGCGGTACCGCCGAGTTCGCGATCGGGTGAAACCTTTAGGGTAAATCAAATGCTACACGTCGAACTCCTCGAATCACGCGACACGCCAGCGGGATCGGCCTACATGGTCGGTCCCGACTTGCACGTCGTCGGCGACTCGCTTGCCAACGTGATCACGCTCAACCTGTCGGACCTGTCAGCGGTCCCTGTGGTGATCGACGGCGTGCCGCTTGGCACATTCGACGCCAGCGGCGGCAAGGTGGTCGTCAGCGGCGGCAGCGGATCAGACACACTGGACCTGTCGGGTGATTCAGCCGGGCGATTGTACAGGATCAATACAGCGAGCAAAGGCTTGATCGATGGGCTGCACGCTTTTGAGGCCATCGAGAGCATCGCGGCAGGTATCGGCGACGATGTGTTTCATTTCACGGGTAATCTGGCCAGCACGACGGGAATTTTAACCGGTGGCGACGGGACCGACACGTTGACTTATGCGGGTCGAGCCTTGGCGGTTCGTGTGAATCTGATTGCTGGCACTGCGGCTTCGATCGGCGGAATCTCACAGATCGAGAACGTGACGGGCGGCTCCGGCAATGACATCCTGTTCGGCGATGGCAACGCGAACGTGCTGGACGGCGGCGCGGGCGGCAACGATATCCTAACCGGCGGCGCGGGCGACGACACGTTGTTCGGTGGCGTCGGGTTGGACATCCTGATCGGTGGCGATGGAGCCGATTCGCTAGAAGGCGGCACGGGTGAGGACATCCTCGTGGGCGGCTACACCACCTACGACACCAACATCTCGGCCCTGACGGCGATCCAGTTCGAATGGACGCGAGCGGGTGTGCTGTACGCGACTCGCGTTGGCCGCATCAACGGTACGCTGACCGGCGGGTTGAACGGTTCGTTCAAGCTGAATGCGGCGACCGTGTTCGATGACGGCGAATCAGACACGCTGGTGGGTGGCGACGGGCAAAATTGGTTTCTCGGCTCCCTGGACGACGCGACCGATCAGGCGAGCGATGAAATTCTCACGGTGATTTGATGCCGTTTACTGTGTCTGGAACCGTCTACACCGACCAAGGCGTGACCCCGATGGGAGCAGGCCGCACGGTGGCGGTGTCGGTCAACGGCGGTGCGGCGACAATCACCGGCACTACGGACGCCAACGGGAATTTCACTACTGGCAGCATCACTGCGACGGTTCCAGTGTTGGCAGTGTTCCTTCAAGGAAACACGGAAAAAGGTGCCGCGGTAGTGTTGGCCACAGGGAGCAGCACGAATATCACCGGGCTGAAAATTTACCAAGACACGCTAACCCTCATGCGTGGTACTGGTATTGCCGGGAACGTAACCGGGACCAACATCAACACAAGCGACAATAGCGGCGACTCCGACATCGCCGCGATCTACTCGTCGTCGTCCAACTCGTCGCTCACGATGGCGAGCGGCAAACATTTAACAGTCATTCAGGGATCGTCTGCCGCTTTACCTAACACTCTGACGGCAATTTCGTGCAGTGGCAATATCACGCTGAGCAGCAATACCTCGCTCTCGAACTCCAATGTTTTCACGCTGACTGGGAGCGGCGTGTTGTCCTGTGTGAGTGGCGGCACGTTCGGGAAAATTGTGCTGAATTCGCCGGGCGGAACATACACTCTCGGAAGCGACATCACGCTCGGCAGTAGCGGCACGGTAGAACTTCAAGCGGGTACGCTGGACGTCACAGCGAGCAATTATTCGATTACTGCTGCATCATGGAATAACACCGGCGGCACATTCAACGCTCGCGCTGGCACGGTCACATTTGCTTCAACTGGTACGATCGTGTCTGGTGGGGGGTCGTTCTACAACGTCGTCCGAAATGGTTCGGCTTCGACGACGTTTTCCGACACGCTGACGATCGCTAACAACGCCACCTTCACGGCGGGCGGGTTTTCCTCGTCAAACAGTTCAGCCGTGTACTTGGGCGGGAACCTAACCAATAATGTGTCAGGCAGACCATTCAATACCGCAGGTAATGTCGTGCTGAATGGTGGCAATCAGGTTATCGGCGGATCATTCGGTACACAATTCGTCAATCTGGTCAAAACGGTAACGTCGGCTGCGACGTTGACATTCCCCGACGGGCTAACGACGGATGTTACCACTTCGCTCACGCTCCAAGGTGCTGCGGGCCAGTTGCTGACGTTGCAGGGGTCAGGCTCCGCAGGCTGGACGCTCGCAGTCCCGGCAACGCAAACGCTTTCGTATTTGAATGTGAGCCGCAGCACCGCGACGGGCAACACGGCGGCGGCCGGGTCAACATCGACGGACGGCGGGAACAACGTCAACTGGACGTTCGGGGCATCCGGAAGGGCGTACAACATGCTCGCTCTGGGCGTCGGCTAAGGACTACGGACACGCGGCTTGCACACTCTGACGATATTGCACACTCACGAGGCTTCTGCCATGCTCGCCATCTTGTTGCTGTTTCTCATGATCGGCGCCATCACCTACACCATGACAATGGCGGTGAACGATGGCACGCAAACCATCAGCAAGACGGTCACGTTGACTGGCAGTGACACGCGCATCGACGAGGCGATTCCGGCGAATCAAACCAATCTGCTCGTCAACTTCGCGCTGGATATTTCGAAATGCGTCGGATTCTACATGGTTTCCGATGTTGCCATGACCGTCAAAACGAATTCGTCGGGCAGTCCGCAAGAGACATTCACACTGACGGCCGACGAGCCCGTGGTTTGGAACGATGCCATGTCGATGACGATCAGTTCGTTGTTCGCCGGCGACGTGACTGCGCTCTACGTCACGAACACGACGGCCGGGACGTTGCGCATTCGTGCGATCTATGACCCGACCTGATCGGAGGCCGCATGTCGCTTGCCACGCTGCTTACCGAATCGATGGATGTATACAGCGCGACGTTCACGCCGTCGGCCTCGGGCGGCGTGGAACGTAGCGACGTGTCGAAGGCGTCAGGCGTCCCGTGCCGAATCCAGGACGCCAGCGCCGAGCAGCGGCAGGTGAATGCGGCGCTGGGCATCGAGATCACGCATGTGATTTTCACCAAGTATGCCGACGCGGTGAATGGTGACATGATCGTGATCGGCGGTCCCATCGGCGGGGGCGGGAATGTGTTCGGCGTCGTGGGACATCGACAGCGGCGCCGGATCGGCGGCATGGATGATTTTTACGTCTACACCACGAGAGAACTGGACGACTGATGCCTGACCCGAAGCCGACATTCCTGCAAGCCGTCCGCGCCCTGTACGCCACGATCGCGGGACTGCCGACGTTGTGGCTGGACGAAGCGCCCGAGACAAGCGACTTCCCGCGAGCGATCCTTCGGCATGGCGGCGAATCGCCCGAGCCGGATTCGTTTGACGAGACAGAGGGCAATGCCAGTTGGAACATCGCGACGTGCGACATCGAGCTCTACGCCGAGAACGACAGCGATGCCGCCGAGACGATGGCGCTGGCGGTGCGAGATGCGTTTCGGCCCGACGCGATCCAATTGACGTTCGATGCGAACGCGCGGATTTACCGCACCGGATACGTGGTGCGGAAGGCGCCGGACATGTCGCCGAACGGTCGACGGGTGTATGTGGCGACGATCAGTTACCGAGCCACGTTTGGCACAGACGATTGAGGTGAACAATGGCCGGAACGAAAGGGCGTCCCGGATACGCCGACTCGACGATCACGATCACCACCGGGCTGGTGAACTACAACGGCGGCGGCATCCTCGGCAACACCGTGGGGACCGACTACCAGTTCGCGGTCGCGACTCGCAACAAGACGTTGGAGCGTGATCGCAACGACACGACCGACAGTTACTACAAGGAAGCGGTCGGCGGGACGGTCGGCAAACGGATCAGGATCGAGGGCTATTTCAAGGGCGACATTCCGCCCGCGTCGATCCAACAAGAGTACGTCAAAATCACGGCGTCGGTCGTGTTCGATTTCGTCGGGGTCGTCCTGGTCGAACGATTCGAAGAAGTGGGCCAAGTTGGTGAAGCGGTCAAATACGTCCTCGAAGGCATGACCGACGGCGCGTTCACCGACGTGTAACAGGGGGCCGCATGGCGACGGAGTTTATTTATCTCGATGGCGTGGAGTTCCGATTCACGTCGTTGTCCCTTCGGCACGAAGATGAGTACCGGGACTGGCTTCGTGGGCGGCTGATGCGCGAAGCCTACGAGTCGTCGGCTGGCTGGGAGTCGGGTTCCCGCGCCGCCTACCTGGCGAGCCTGTCACTGCAGCTCGCCGGCGGCAAGACGGGTTTCCAATCCGAGATCGGCGTCGAAGCGGCGCTGACAGACGCCGAGGCGAAGCTGTGGATCCTCAGCGCGGCGGCGGCGCCGAACCACCCATCGCCAGGCATCCCCCGCGCCGTCCTGGAAAAGATGCTCGCCGAGCGGCAGGATCAGGTCGAAAATGTCATTCTGACGGTGATGCCGATCCCGGCACAACTGCGGCTGGGGCTGCAAAAAAAAATCACCGAGATTCGCACCAAGCGGGAGCGGGAGTTGGCGAGTCTGGGAGTGACGACCTCGGCGCCGTCGCCAAGCGATACGGCATCGAAACCCGATGGCCCGACGGCTGGCCCAGCCTGACCACTCGCGAGATTCGACGGCACTTGGCCGGCGAGCCTTGGTGCTTTCCGCCAGCGGTGATCGACGCCATGACACGCGAGCAGGCGTTCGAGGAGTACCTGGAGCCGGACGACAAGCAGCAGTCGAACAAAACGTTTCGAGAGAAACAGTTCGCCAACTGGCTCGCGTGTGGGACGTGTGCGAACTGGGAGGAATGCGAACGGCGCTGGCAAGCCAAGGGGCTGGACAAGCCGCCCAAGTTGCAATCTGCCCCGACGAGGCCCGAGGTACGACGGCGAAAGGCAAGGTGAACGATGGGCCTGATGGGTTCACTGGGACACGCCGGCGGCGCTGCGGAAGCCGCGGCCAACCTCAAGTTCGGCGAAGCGATCAAGGAACTGATCGCGTCCGCCACGTCGCTGATTGGGTCCATCAGCGACATCAAAGCGATGTTTCAATCGTTGCGCGGCACGATCATGGAGACGGTCGGAGCTTACCGACCGTTCGCCGTGACGCAGTTCAACCGCGCCGTCAAAGATCTTCAGGCGGTGTTTGGGCAAATGTTCTTGCCCATCATGCGCGACGCGACCGCGATGGTGAGGCAGTTCGCTAACTACGTGTATTCGCTGCCGGAGTCGTTCCGTAGCGCGATCACATCACTGGTGCGTCTCGGCGTCCTGTCTGGTGCGATTGTCGCGATCGGTGGAGCGCTCAGCACGCTCTCGGCGGTGCTGGCGCCGATCCAGGGCATCGTCGCCTGGCTCAAGTATCTCGCGGACTCGTTCCGCAGCACGGTCGGCGGCGCGACGGCGCTGTTTCAGGCGTGGCAGACCATGGAGCGAGGGATCGCGGGACTGCTGGGCGTCCTGCAAGCGGCGTGGGATGCGACTGCGGATTTCCGCGCCGTTCTCCGCGAAGCGTTCGACGAGCTGGGGTCGGCGCTGGGCGATCTGTTTCAGGAGCTGCGCCCAGTGCTGGCGGTCATCCTGGGAGCCATCGGCATCTTTGTGAAAGGCGAACTGAACCGGGTCATCTCGACGATCACATTACTGGTGCGTGCCATCACCAGCATCGCCACGGCAATCGGTCGCGTGCTGCGACCGCTGGCGGATTTCCTTCGTGGGCTGGGTATCGATCTGCCCGAGGTCCTTCGCAAGAAGCGTGACGCCTTCGGGCTGGGGACAGGCGGCGCGACGGTCAGCGACCCGATGAGTGTCTACAACCGGCTGACCGAAGAGTTGATGCGGAACTCGCGTGACGACAAACCGCAAACCCCGGACGAAATGACGGCGAGCAGCACGGAGAAAATGGCCAACGTGATGGACCTGCTGAACAAACCGTTGCAAGATTTTCTTTCCAAGGGGTCGAAGATATTCGATCGGATTGACAAGCTACTGGATGACCCAGTAGGACTCATCAAAGACATGGCCAAAGGCGCGATCTGGGCGAGAGAATGATCATCTCCGAATCGACAGAGCGATATTCCCGGTTGTCAAACTGCCGCGATCGCAGCGAAATGTGACAGTCACCCCATCGCCGCTAGTGGCGTTCGGGACTGGCAAATCCGATGGAATGTCGATTCGGATGCCGAGACGAGCGCCGCTGCCACCGGGGCCGGAGAAGGTAAAAAATCGGACCGACTTTCCAGTCAAGTCTCGCAACGTTTTTCCTGTCAGGTTGACTGGCTCGTCAAGATGCAATCGAAGCGTTAGTGTTTTGCCAGCATATCGTTCCGGATGATCGATCAGTTCCAGAATGTCAACATCGTTAGATTTAGCTGGTGTTGAACTGTTCAACACCCAAAACACCCCGCCCACGCCGATGCAGCACATGCCCAGAAGGAGAGCGCCGGCAACGGCGCCGAAGATGGCGAGCGGGATGGCGACGGTGCGTTTCATGTCGACAATTCCGGGGAAAGTGTTCGCCGGAATTGTCGTCGCGGGGAATCTGGTCGGCAAGGGGAATCAAGCCGCCTCGGCGCTGGCCACGTTGGTCGGCGAACGGAATTACGATTGCCGCTTGCCAAAATAGTAGACGCAACTGCCGGAAATTGTTCTTGTTTTCTTGCTGTCTGCGGGCGAGTGATCATTGAGTAGCCTTTGAAGATCGGCGTGAACGGCGCGGATTTCATCTGCGAGTTTCGCGGCCGATTCAATGATCTGTAGCAGGCGAATGCAGGCAAGAGCCACGTCTGGGTTCTGTAGCAGGCGAATGCAGGCAAGAGCCACGTCTGGGTTCTGTAGCAGGCGACTGCAGGCCAAAGCCGCGTCTGGG